TTTACTATCGTGGATATTCAGATGAGTTTCCAGAATGGTGTAGTATAAAAGCAACTTGGCATGAAAATCCTCGTGTATCCGAAGATGATATCAAAGAAGCAAAGAAAACAATGTCTGAAGCAGAATTTAACCAAGAATATCTTGCGGATTTCAATGTATTTGAAGGCCAGATATGGAGATTCAATCATGAACAATGTATTGGAAACTTTGAAGAAATAGAAACAGGCAGAATGGATGTCTTTGCGGGACTTGACGTAGGTTATAAAGACCCGACAGCATTTTGTGTTATTGCATATGATTGGGACACCGAAACTTATCATGTACTAGATGAGTACTATGATTCAGAAAGAACTACAGAACAACACGCGGTGCAGATTCAGAAGTTAATTCGTAAATGGGATATAGACTATATCTATATTGATTCTGCAGCTCAACAAACAAGATACGACTTTGCACAAAACTATGATATTAGTACTATTAATGCAAAGAAATCAGTATTAGATGGTATAGGACATGTAGCAGGGATTGTAGATAATGACAAGCTACTCGTTGACCAAAAATGTAAAGAAGTGCTAATGGCTTTAGACCAGTATCAGTGGGATCCAAATCCAAATCTTATGAAAGAGAAACCAAAACATGACATGGCATCGCATATGGCTGATGCTTTACGATACGCACTCTATACATTTGAAACTAGTGTCACTTCGTTTTAATAAGACCTGTAAAAAACAGTTCTTGACATATGATGTGACTTTTTGGTATAATTCTAATTAAGAGTGGAAATATGGATTTAAAGAGAGATTTAGTTAAATATGTGAGAGATAAAGCTAAATCACGATACAAAAAAGGAAATAGTTGTTTCATTTGCGGAGACAACGAGAATTTAGATTTTCATCATTTTTACGGTTTAACGGAATTACTAGAAACTTGGTTAAAAGAGAAGAATATAATTATTGAGAACGAGCAAGACATACTAGGAATTCGTGAACTGTTCATTGATGAAAACATGGAAAAAGTTTACGATTATACAGTAACTCTCTGTCATAAGCATCATCTAAGACTACACTCAATTTATGGAAAAAGACCCAAATTGATTACAGCAGAGAAACAGAACAATTGGGTCAAGAAACAAAGAGACAAATATGGCATGGTATGACAGATTATTAGGCAGAAGACCAGAGGACGATGAAAAACTCAATCCTGCCCAATATGTAATTTCTCGCGACGAGGGTATGACAATAGACTCTCGTGAAGTCATTACCAATTACAGAAATGCATACGAACAATTAGAAATTGTTAATCGCGCTGTAAATATGATCGTAGATGACTCTGCAGAAATTCCATATCAAATAGGAGAACAAATACTAGGAATCAACAATATTATTAAAAATATTCGTAGATCCAGAGTTGACATTTTAGTAAATAAAGAGCCAAATCCTTTTCAAGATATTAATACTTTTAAAAGGAATCTAGTAATTGATTTATTACTAGATGGAAATATCTTTATATACTTTGATGGAGCTCACTTATATCACTTACCCGCAGACAGAGTAACAATTTATAGTGATACAGATACTTATGTAGATAAATATTCTTTTGATAATAGTATTGATTATACACCAAAAGAAATTATACATATTAAAGAGAACAGTTTTCACTCCATCTATCGTGGAGTACCAAGATTAAAACCAGCATACAGAACAATGCAATTACTTGGAAGTATGAGAAACTTTCAGGACAATTTTTTCAAAAATGGAGCAGTACCAGGATTAGTACTTAAGTCTCCGAATACTCTTTCAGAAAAGATAAAAGAAAGAATGTTACAAGCATGGGTTGCACGATACAACCCACAATCAGGAGGTCGTAGACCACTCTTCCTAGATGGAGGATTAGAGGTTGAAAACTTAACTGAAGTAAACTTCAAGGAACTAGATTTTCAAGAAGGCATAAAGTCAAACGAACGAATTATATTAGAGGCGATGGGAATACCACCCATTTTAATGGATGGAGGTAATAATGCAAACATTAGACCAAATCATCGTCTTTACTATTTAGAAACAGTCTTACCGATTGTAAGAAAAATAGGGTACGCAATAGAGCGTTACTTTGGTTTTGAGATTACTGAGGATGTAACAGGTATACCTGCTTTACAACCTGAGTTGAGAGACCAAGCAGCGTACTATGCAACTCTTGTAAATACAGGGATTATGTCCCCAAATGAAGCAAGAGTAGCACTTGGTAAAGAGCCAGTTGCTGGCTTTGACGAACCAAGAGTTCCTGCAAATATAGCAGGATCTGCTGCTAATCCCGAAGAAGGTGGCAGACCTACAGAAGCTGCCCCAAGCGAGGAAGAATAAATATGACAAAAGATATGATGGCAAAAGCATTGTCAGATTTTTGTAAGAAAAATAAAGTTGAAGAAATGGACTTAAAAACTTACAAAGGTTTTGGTAATGATGTACCAGTAAAAGACTATCTTTTAAGAAGAGCCTTTGGTTCTTGGAGTAGAGTCATTTCTGCAATGAAGAAAAGACATCCAGTAGTAGTTGCTACTGTTGCTCCTGCACCAGCTCCGACTCCTGCACCAAAAGTAGAGAAAAAGCCTACTAAGAAAGTGGAGAAAAAAGATGTCAAATAAAATTTATCATTGGACTAGTACTTTTAAATCCCTCGGGGAAACAGATGATGGCGGCGTAGAAATTAAAGGTTCTGCAAGCACTAACTCCATTGACAGAGCAGGAGACATCATTGAAACCGAAGCATGGATGAAAGGTGGACTAGAAAATTTCAAAAATAACCCTATTATTTTGTTTAATCATAACTATGATAAACCAATTGGTAGAGCAAAAGATTTACAAGTTACAGACAACGGCTTAGAAATATCTGCAAAGATATCAAAAGCAGCAGGAGATGTAACACAACTAATCAAAGATGGCGTCCTTGGAGCATTTTCTGTCGGTTTCAGATGCAAGGACTCCGAATATATGACTGAAACTGATGGATATAAAATTAAGGACGCTGAACTTTTTGAAGTCTCAGTAGTATCTGTGCCTTGCAACCAAGGGGCAACCTTTGGATTAAGCAAATCATTTGATTCTATGGATGATTATAACAAGTTTAAGCAATCTTTTTACAAGGCTAACTCAAACGATTCAGCAGACGCTGTTGAAATTGAGCAGCCAAACGGGGCAATAGCCCAAGAAATGGAGACTAATATGTCAAATGAAAAGCAAGCTCCTGAAAGCAAACCTGAGTTTGATCTTGATGCATTCGCAAAGGATGCTGCTGAAAAAGCAGTAGCCGAGTATGCGATGAAACAAGCTGAACTAAAGGCTGCTGAGCAAAAAGCTGCTGAGGAAGCCGCTGAAATGGCTGCTCAAGAAGCTGAGGTTCAAAAAGCCGCTGAGGAAGCAAAACAGGAAGAGCAAAAAACTATCGTTCAAGCTGGATTATCTGGCGCCGAGAAGTTGATGTCTGATGTTGAGAAAAGAGTGAAAGATGACTACTCTAATTTAGAGTCTGTTGTTAAGTCACTTGAAAAGCAACTTGCTGAAAAGTCTGAAGAAATCATGAATATTCGTGAGTCAAAAAGACATTTCACAGACAGACAAGGTCAAGGCGACTGGAAAAAAGCTTTTGAGCAAGACATTCTTGATGCCAAATTTGCTGGTCTAGCAACTGGTAAAGGATGGGATACTCCTATGTCAAAATCTCTAATGGAGAAAGTAAACGCACATTCAGGTGTGGGTGTTTCTTCTGCAGACTTTGAGCAAGTAGTATCAACTAACATTGAAAGAGATATTCAAAATGAATTAGTATTGGCACCTCTCTTTAGAGAAATCCCAATGACTTCTGCAAACATGATTATCCCTATCTTACCAGACAGTGGTTACGCTGAATTTGCTTCAGCTCAAACAGCTTCTGGTTCATCACCACATGGTAACTTAGCCCAAAGAGGCGACACTTACGGTTCACCATTCGGTGGTATTGATATGAGTGAAAGAACTCTTTCAACCAAAAAACTCATTTCACAATCTTACCTAGGTAATGAAACTGAAGAAGATGCAATTCTACCAATTCTACCTTTAATTAGAGAGTCTATGGTTAGATCACATGCTAGAGCAATTGAAAATGCTATCTTAGCTGGTGACGACGCTGACGGTGCTTTCGGTACTTCAGGTGCATCTTTTGAAGGTCTACTTCACTTAGCAAGAAACGATTCAGACTACACACAAAGTGCAACTGCTTTTGCATCTGACACTTTGACAGCTGCTGAATTGCTTTCATTAAGAAAGAATATGGGTAAATATGGTGTTAACCCTTCAGAAGTGGTTTATATCGTTTCTCAAACATCTTACTATCAATTATTAGAAGATGCAGAGTTCCAAGATGCAAACCTAGTTGGCGATATGGCAACTAAGTTAAGTGGTGAAATTGGTCAGGTCTTCGGATCAAGAGTATTACTCTGTGACGAATTTGCTACTGCAGCTACTGGTGCTTTCGCAGCTATCGCTGTGTACCCAAGAAACTATGTAATCCCAAGACTCAGAGGTGTTACTGTTGAGTCAGATTACGAAGTTGCTAACCAAAGAAGAGTACTTGTTGCTTCACAAAGACTAGGGTTCGTTGATCTTATTGACGGAGCTACATCTAAGTGGGGATACATGTATTCAGCATCTTAATAATTGATCCTTTAACGGATATATGGCTTGGGGCGAGCCTTATCGCCCCACTTTTTAACTATGGCAGACTTAATAACAGTACAAGAATATAAAAATGCAGAGGGAATCGTCAATCAAAAAGACGATAATCGCCTTGATGTAATTGTACCGCAGGTTAGTAATCTTGCCAAGAAATATTGTGGAACTTCATTTATAGACTATTATAGTAGTGCTAAAACCGAAACTTTTTCAGTTCACGACAACTTTACCAGTACTATAATCGTTAGCGAAAGTCCGCTTGTATCTGTATCGTCAGTAGAAGAACGCACAGGCTATGCCGAAAGTTACTCAACACTAACTACAGGTAATTACGAGTACTATGTAGATACCGCCGCTGATTCTATTATTAGAACAACAAAAAGTGGCGGTAAAGCATATTGGGCAAGTGGAGTAGGAAGCGTAAGAATTTCTTATACTGCAGGATATGAGTCAACTCCAAGTGATTTAAAACTTGCACTTTTTGACTTAGTAACATATTACTTAAAAGACGAACATAAAGAAAGAAGAACAATAGCTGGAGCAACACTACAGAATCAAGGAACATCTGGAGTAAGAGATAA